AAGAATTCCGATGGAACTACAAACTATTATAAGAATGTAATTAATGGTGGTTCCTTCTATGTTAGAATTGGAAATGATGTTCCGGGTTCATACTCAAATACATTAAGCAATGTTGTTGCTTCAACCGCATCAGTACCATATACTGTAACATTTACTGGTGGAACGGATGGTCTTTCTGAAACAGCAATTGGTTCTTCTTTCGCTTCACTTGCAAATGCATTAGATCTATTCTCAGATCCAGCATCAATTGATATTTCTCTAGTTATGCAGGGTAAGGCAGTTGGGGTAAACTATACTCAGACTATTAATTACATTGTGGATAACATCACAAGTAAAAGAAAAGATTGCCTAGGTTTTGCTTCACCACCTTCAGCATATGTTGTTGGAACTGGAGTTTCTGGAACACAAGCACAAAACTGCGTAACATTCTTCAATAATGCAAGAGCATCTTCATATTATGTGATTGATTCTGGTTACAAGTATCAATATGACAAGTATAATGATGCATACAGATGGGTTCCATTAAATGGTGATATTGCTGGCCTGGCCGCAAGAACAGATCTTACAAATGACCCATGGTATTCTCCTGCAGGTAACACAAGAGGTCAAATTCAAAATGTTACAAAGCTTGCATGGAATCCAGGACAAGCAGATAGAGATCTTCTATATGCAAACTATGTAAACCCAGTTATTACAAAGCCAGGAAGTGGTACAATTCTTTATGGCGATAAAACTGCATTAGGTCATGCATCTGCATTTGATAGAATCAACGTAAGACGTCTATTCATTATTCTTGAAAAGACTATTGCAACTGCTGCAAACCAATCTCTATTTGAATTCAATGATACATTTACACAAACTCAATTTAAGAATCTCGTAGAGCCATTCTTAAGAGAAGTTATGGGCAGAAGAGGTATTACTGATTATAGAGTTGTATGTGATAGTTCAAACAATCCACCAGCAGTAGTTGATGCAGATCAGTTTGTTGGAGACATTTATATCAAACCTGCAAGATCTATTAACTTTATTCGCTTGAACTTTGTTGCTGTACCAACTGGTGTAGATTTCAATGAAATCGCTGGCAAATTTTAAGCAATAAATAAAAGAAAAAAGGAACTATAAATGACTTTTTCAATTAATGACATTAAGTCTCAGCTAACATATGAAGGCGCAAGACCTACACTTTTCTCTGTTCAGATTACCAATCCAGTGGATTCATCTGCAGATTCTAAGTTGCCATATTTAGCTGATGGCACATCTTTACCAGAGTCATCTATTGGTGCAATTCCAATTTCATATTTTGGAAGAACCATTTATGTAGCAGGTGATAGAAAATATTCTGCTTGGACTACATCATTTTATAATGATGAAGACTTTCTTATCAAGAATGCAATGGAAAATTGGTCAAACAAAATCAATGGATTCCAGAATAACCTTAGACAAATTAACAAATATAAGTCTACTGCACAAGTTACTCAATATGCTAAAGATGGTACAATTATTAGAGTATATCAGTTCAATGGTATTTTCCCAACTACAGTATCTGGTATTGGTCTAAATTGGTCAGACACTGATAAAATTGAACAATTTCAGGTAGCATTCGCATATGATAACTGGGAAATTGTTGGTGGTAATACGGGAAATGCCGGGGGAATTTAATCTCCCTCTTTCCCTTTTTTATAATGAATATATTGGAGTATAATAATGGAAGAAACCCCAGGCTTTAACCTATTTGGGTTTGAAATAAAAAGATCAAGACCTGAACCAGTATCATTTACTCCTAAACAAGAAGATGATGGTGCAGTTGTTGTTACTGAAGGCGGAGTCTTTGGTACATATGTTGATATGGATGGCTCAGTAAGAACTGAAGCTGAACTTGTAAACAAATACAGAGAAATGGCTCAGTATCCAGAAATTGATATTGCAATTGATAATATTGTCAATGAAGTTATTGTCGAAGAGCCAGAAGAAAAAGTAGTAGAAATGGTGTTGGATAATCTTCAACAACCAGAAAAAATTAAAAGAGTTCTACTTGAAGAATTCAAAGGAATTCTAAGACTTCTTGACTTTAATAATCTTTCATACGAAACATTTCGTAGATGGTATGTCGATGGAAGACTTTACTACCACGCCATTATTGATGAAAAAGAACCAATGGCTGGTATTATTGAACTTAGATATATTGATCCTAGAAAAATAAGAAAAGTTAGAGAAATCAAAAGATCTGATGGCCCAAATCAGGTTCCAGCAAACCAAACTGCTGTTGAATATTATATCTATAATGATAAAGGTTTTGCAAAAACCAATGGAACAATGGCACTTCCAACCAATTCAGTGTCTGGTTTAAAGATTGCAAAAGACTCGATTATTTACAATACGTCTGGGTTAACATCACCAAATGGTGATATGGTTCAATCATATTTGCATAAGGCAATAAAGCCACTTAACCAATTGGCTTCAATTGAAGACTCATTGGTTATTTACAGAATTTCAAGAGCTCCAGAAAGACGCGTATTCTATATTGATGTTGGTAATCTGCCAAAGCTTAAGGCTGAGCAATACCTACGTGATATTATGACAAAATTCAAAAACAAAGTTGTGTATGACTCTGCTACAGGTCAGGTGCGAGATGACCGTAAGTACATGAGTATGCTTGAAGATTTCTGGTTACCGAGAAGAGGTGATGGAAAGGCAACTGAAATTACGACCCTTCCTGGTGCTCAGAATCTTTCGCAGATTGATGATATCATTTATTTCCAAAAAAAGCTTTACAAATCACTAAATGTTCCAGTGACTAGGCTTGATCCAGAAAATACTTTTGGAATTGGTAGAGTAAATGAAATTTCAAGAGATGAAGTATACTTTGCAAAGTTTATTAATCGTTTAAGAAATAAATTCTCTGGATTATTTCTGAAAATTCTAGAGAGACAATTGATTCTAAAGGGAATTATTCTTCCAGAAGATTGGGACCAGTTAAAGGATTTTATTTCTTTCAAATATGCTC